ACCCCCTGGATATCTAAGGGGTGTTTTCAGGGATTTCATAATCAGATTTGTTATACTTCAAATACTCCCAAAAGGTCAGTTTCATTTCCTTGTGGGTCATGCCACAGTGTTTTGCGGCAGCAGGTAAAGTCATTTTAGCACGAAATAGTGCATCATTTGCCTCTGCAACGTTCTGTGGTGTGGTCTTTACTCTTGGTTCCACCAAATTATTTTTATCAATTTTTATAAGACCCATATTCAATAAGCGAGTTAATACTTTCAGACATCATACGATATCCAGATCCAACATATATTTGTCCAGCAACAACCGAAATCGTCGCAATACCCCAGAAGATATAATAAAATCTTGATTTTACTTGTGCTTTAAGTTTTTTCTTTTTCATCAATTGATTCTCCTTCTGAATTATAATAAGAAATAGTTTTGCGGAATGATACTATAGGATCCTCAAATTCATCTGGATAAGCAGTGCGTTTCATTCTTAGTAAAATTTCATCAAGAGGACTCTCTGTTTTAAAGTAACTCAGTAATTTAATTATATACTTTAATTCATCATCATCTAGTTTTAGATTATGTATATTATAGTGTTTCATTTAGATTCATACTCCATAATTAATCTTTGAACTTGTTTTTTATTAGTTCCGCACGGAGCATTTTCTAGACATATAAGAATACATTCTTTATCACTAATGGGTGGTTTAATACTAAATCCATTCTTATCGACTAATTCATCCGGTGCTTCTACACTACTCATTTGAATTCACACTCCACCATAATCTCTGTTAAACATGCAAGCATGTTTATCTCCTGATCCGCAACGAACGCGCCCTGATACTGATACTTAGCGAGAACAAGCACAGCAGCAGGAATACTACCAGGAACCAACGAATCATAAAGAGAATCATAAATCCTCCTAAGAAGAACGCTAGTATCATTGTCCAAATTAGAAACGATCCACTTCCGGACTTCTGAGAAATTTTTGTTTTTAAGGTCTTTAATAAGTTCATTTACTGCAACATCAGAGAACGTGGCAAGAATGCCAGAATCAATTTTTCCACTAACAGAATATCGTTGACACTCATTTAATACACGTCTCCAATCAGGAAAGTGCTTATTAATAAGTTCTACCAGGACCTTGTTATCATATTCAATACCTTCTGCACCCAAGATTTCTTGGATACGCTTGAAGAATTGTGCGGCAATTCCTTGTCGCTCTTTTCCTTTAATCCCAAATTCAACGACGGCACAACGGGAATGGAGAGGTTCAAGGATTTTGTTTTTGTAATTGCAGGTGAAGATGAATCTGCAGTTACCAGCAAACTCCTCAATAAACGCCCGTAAGAGGAGTTGTACATCGTTGGATGTGTTATCAGCTTCGTCAATGATGATGACTTTGTGTTTTGCATCTGAAGAAAGCGAGACGGTCGAAGCGAAAGATTTCGCATTGTTTCTGACCGTATCGAGAAAACGTCCCTCATCGGATCCATTGATGACATAATAATCTACCCCCAGTTGATTGCATAGTGCCTTTGCTACCGTTGTCTTACCGATGCCGGGAGGACCGGTAAGTAACATATTTGGTATCTCTCCTCTATCTAGGAAAGATTGAAAGGTTTTTTTGGTATTGTCAGGAAGTATACACTCCTCAATTGTTTTTGGTCGATATTTCTCAACCCAAATAAAATCACTCATTTCAATGGTCTAGTAAAAATTTCACTTACCAAATCTGTTGCACCCATTGCTTCATACATATAGGTTGCACCAGATCTTGGATTTGTATGATCTCCACACGTAAAAACATCACAGACTGCCATTCCATTTTCTGGCCAAGTATGAATACTAATATGACTCTCGGCAAGGAGAGCAACAGCAGTTACACCTTGAGGTTGGAACTTGTGAGACTGGATGCCTAAGAGAGTACTCTCTGACAGTGTAGCAGCATTAGAAAGAACATTACGGATGTGTGCCTCATCATCCAAAAGTCCAAAAGGACATCCCTTTAATGTAAAAAGAATGTGTCTCATTCAAATGTCGAGTCAGGTTCTAAAGCAATATAATACTTCAGATCATGATTAGAATTTGTAAACTCTGACAGAAGTTTAGAAGATACAATAACTTCATAGGCACCAGGAATAATCTTGATGTTCTCAACTTTAAAGTTAAAAGTAAAATCCTTATCAGTTTCACCAACCACAATGGCAAACTCATTTGAAGTATCATTCTTCTTGTCACGGACAACAAGTTTAATTACTCCTGCTTCACCAACGGCACAGAGATCTGGAAGTTGATACACTGCCGCTGCTTTCAACAACTTTTCAAGTGTAACACCATCAAGTTGAAAACAAACATCTTTTGAAGGAAGTTGAATTGCTTTCTCTGGTGGAGAAATAATCACATTAGGATCTGCATAAAAGTATTTTACCCTACGCTTGCCTTCACGAATAGAAAGATAAGACTCTGGGGAGAAATCCATTTCAGGATCCTGGTGAAGACTTAGACCATTTAGAAACTGATTTAGATCATAGATGGCGAAGTCACGGGGAAACTCCTCCTTAATCTCTGCTTCGGCAAGAATATTCTTAGCAACAGAGATAGTACGAAGTTGATTGCCCTGCTTTACAAGAATTGATTGATTGATGGAGGAAAAATTCTTGAGAATGTTCAGGGTTTTTTCAGACAGTTTCATTGTTTTTTGACGAAGTTTCATTGATTGTAGGTTTCTCGGTTTGCATTCTTATCATTGAAATGCAATAAAAGTACGGCATAGTGAAGGATCTTCATGATATCACGACGGGCAGTGCCTTTCTTATCATATCGAGAGGCATACTTGAGGATGTTGCTACGACAGAAGGACTCTCCATCACCACAAGCTTCAATCAGATCGAGTGTTTGAATTTTGTCATCACCAGCAGAATAATGCTGATTGTATGTACCGGAAATATATTCTTCTAGTTCTCTAAGGATTTTATCCTCACTGTATTTCCAACGATTAGAATCTTGTTTCATAGTCAAAGTAAATGCGTGTTTTTCATCGATGTCACTCCAAAAATCTTCCCAGTCTTTATGATCTGCTGGGATAATCATAGGTTCTTCCATTTCATCATAAAGTAGACTCCATGCATTAACCATTATATCAGTCAACCTCCTGTCCGTCAACGGGTAGTTGGAAGTCAGCATCGACTTTATCATAAAGTTCCAAGAAAGATTGCTTGGTTTCATCATCAAAGCGATTTACACAAACCTGAATTGCTTTTGCCTTGTCATTGAAAATATTGTAGGCATTAATGATGTGAACCAAACGACGAGTGCTGATGATTTCATCAATACCACCATCATAGAAGGTCTTACGAATAATATCTGCCCAATCAACCAGACGAGAACAGAAATCAGCATCCGTAGAAAGTTTTGAAAGAATACTCTTTTCTTGTGCAGGAGTTGGATATGCCTGCTCAAAGGTCACTGGAAAACGTTCTAGGAATGCCTCATTGAGAACGTTAGTTCCAATAAAACGACCGTCATCGCTGCCTTTGCCTTTAGTATTTGCAGTTGCAACAACATTGAATCCATCCTTAGGTTGAATATATTTACCAATCTTCTTCAAGAACACACCCTTACCTTCAAGGATGGACTGGAGACAGAGGATTTTATTGCTAGCAAGGTCAATTTCATCGAGTAGCAGGACTGCTCCTCTTTGGAGTGCTTCAATGACAGGTCCGTTATGCCAAACAGTTGCCCCATCGACAAGACGGAAACCACCAATAAGATCATCTTCATCAGTTTCAATAGTAATATTTACACGGATCAGTTCACGTCCGAGTTGAGCACAAGCTTGTTCGACAGAAAACGTTTTACCATTGCCCGAGAGACCCGTGATAAACGTAGGGTAGAATAAACGGGACTGAATAATTTTTTTAAGATCACTAAAGTTGCCAAACTTGACGAAGGAATCATCTTTCTGAGGAATAAGGTTTTCTTCAACTACAGGAAGTACAGCAGGTGCCTGATAATTTCTTTCAATTTGCTCTACTTTTTGTTGGGTCACTTCAAGATTCCACTTTCCACGACTTGTTTTATAAGAATCAAGTTTTTTGGTAATGGTCTGATAGTTTCCACCATTCATGGCACACCAAGCACGAATATCACCACTTGTAATAGAATTGCCATACAAGTTCTGAAGTGAGGTGCGGACGTAATCAGCAGAGAGAGGCATGATGTTGGTTGTTCGTTTCAACTGAAGTTATTATACTACCATCAAAGGAACTTTTATCGCTTCTGTGGACAGTTCAAAGATTGTCCAGTGCTTCTCCAATTTCACCAATTAATCTCTTTCTACTGTGTCTTTTATCGAGTTCTACACCAATCCCTCTACCATATTCTTCAAGTTCACTTTTACTCATTGAAGAGAGATCAGGAGTTTCATCAACAACTTCTTCTTCCTCTACAACCTCTTCTGGAGCAATAGAAGTTGCTTCTGGAGTAGCGACTTCTACAGGTGCAGGAGGAGTGGGAGCAGAAGGTGCTGGTGCAACTGGTTCAGGAACAGGTGCTTTCTTACTCTTCATTAAATCTCCAAATCTAGACATTTTGTGTTACCTATTACTATGAAAATATTTATCAGGCAATAAGCTCCACAAACTCTCCAAGAATTTTTCTATTCATTTTTTTAGACTTCAGACTTTTGGCAAAAGCATTCTTGATTTGAGTTTTTGTGGCATTATTACTAATATCAAACTCAGATTCATTGGAAAGATTTGTAGAGGAAATACCAAAATATTTGTGGTATCCAACATTTATCAAAGATACTGCTCGTTCTTTTTTCCAAATCTTGATATTTTTTTCATAATTATTACCATTGATAAAACTATTAATCTCTCTGGGAGGAATAATACGAATTCCAATGAAATTCACATCGGAAAAATTATCTCTAAGATTGTTTAAGAGAACAGTAGTAAAATTAGAATAATGACTATATGTTGTATTTAAGGCATATGTGTTTCCAGTTTTACGATCACGAAGGAATGAATTTTCGGAAGGCCACATTGGACATCTTGTAGGAGTTTCTTCCCAAGGACGTTTGATTTCTTTAAATACTTTCAATGGTGCTCCTTCACCATCAGTAAGAATAACACACTGAACTTTTTGAACTTTGTATTCTTTTTTAAAGCGAGGCAAGATTTCATGAAGACACACAAGACTTTCGTTCAGTGGAGTTCCAGATAATCCCATACCAAGGGGAGTAGGATAAAAAACATAAGCACGGAAAGAAAAAGCAATACGAAAAATAGATTTCATTTGCCTTTCAAGTTCTTTTGCGCTCACTTTACTAGTGAGTATATTCATCAATGAGAACCAATTACCCAAAGTAAATACACCAACACGTTCTTCTGCCAAGGGTTTGGGATCATCAGACCATCTTTGATTTGGATAATCATTTGTGAAGGCATAAACATCAAAAGGGATATTTGCCTTTTTACAGAACCAAACAATATTGAATAACTGTTTGACAGTATCAAGCATGACATTAGCCATGGAACCAGACCAATCAAGAACAAATACAAGTCCATGATTTTTACCATCAGGAATTATCGATACTTTTTTAAATAAGTCTTCATTATATCGATAAGTGTGTAGTTTGCCTGTATCAAGAATTCCAGTCCTACTAGTAGTAGCACGAGCATAAGAGTCTGCGGACTTACGGCACTCAAACTCTTTGACGAGGTAGTTGACTTCTTTTTGTGCCGAGATTTTGTATTCTGCATAAGCTTTATCTACAGAGAGGAGGTTGTCTGATTCACTACAAGTTTCCCATGCTGATTCACAATTTTCATGAATAGTCTTGTTGGGAATAACAATAGTTTCAATATTTACTTTAGGAATTTCATAATAACCAGTTTCTTTACCAGTTTCATCAATCAATTCTTTCAAAGAATCTTCTAAATTATCCACAGTCTTAACTTCAGGTTCATCATCCTCAGATTGAGGAGAAGAAGTTGTCTGAGTAGTTTGTTCCATACTATCAGAAGTTTCTTGAGGATTTTCTTGAGAATCTTCGTGACTATCAGAAGTATCTTTACTTTCTTGAGAAGGACCCTCTTTTCCCTCAGAATTTTTCTGTGAATTATTTACATTAGGTTGTTTTTCATTAGATTCTTTTTTACAAAATTTATAAAGAACTTCTGCGGCAAGCAGAGCATCTGCAAAAGTCTCACACCCTTCAATCATACGAACAATAGGCATCTCATCATGTTCTCGAAAAGAAATAT